GGAGCAGAATGCACTATCGGGCAACTATCCGGTAACTCCGGATAGTTGGATAAGCTGTAGTGAGCGAATGCCGGATACCAAAACAGCCGTTCTTGTTGCCGTGGAGTTTGACAGGAAAGGTGACTGGCGAATGAAATGGGCGACTTACATCCCGGGTCATCCTGACGCTAATGATGGGTGGATAATTCCTGGTGCGTCGTGGAAACCGTCACACTGGATGCCGCTACCAGAACCGCCGCAGGAGGTGCGCCAATGAACTGGCCTGAAGCATTTGCAATTACAGGCGTTGCTATGGCTATCGCTTTTTTAGTATATGTTATTTGTCGGTGGGGGTAAAAACGTTCGCCGGGATTAACACCAAAGGAGGGAATATGTCGGATGATATATCACTGGCAATGGAAGGTGCGCTGGCTGTTGTTGCTGTTGTGGGCGTTTACTGCCTGGTTGTGTTTTTGATGGATCGACTAGGGAACTGAATTCATTACGATATGGGAATTCCCATATCGGGTAAAAACGGTTTGCGGGAAAAGGAGAGTTAAGTAGAATTGCTGCGGGTGCTTGAGGCTATCTGTCTCAGGCATGAACACCAAAAGGCAGATAGAGAAAAGCCCCAGTTAACATTACGCGTCCTGCAAGACGCTTAACATTAATCTGAGGCCCAATCTATGTCTCACAAATGTAGGTTAGCCTCTTACGTGCCGAAAGGCAAGGAGAAGCAGGCTATGAAGCAGCAAAAGGCGATGTTAATCGCCCTGATCGTCATCTGTTTAACCGTCATAGTGACGGCACTGGTAACGAGGAAAGACCTCTGCGAGGTACGAATCCGAACCGGCCAGACGGAGGTCGCTGTCTTCACAGCTTACGAACCTGAGGAGTAAGAGACCAGGCGGGGGAGAAATCCCTCGCCACCTCTGATGAGTCAGGCATCCTCAACGCACCCGCGCTTAACCCGTTTCGGCGGGTTTTTTGTTGCGCGCTGAATACGCAGGGTGAAAAATAACCATATATTTGATTATATACACAACACAAAATAAAAGTCATTGTACCTGCACATTAAATAATCAAATATATGGCGTGAAATAAATATTTTTCAGATTAATATTTTTGTCTCTATGTGGATATAACCTTTTGTACTTATAAACCTGGAGGCATCGTGGAAAAAATAAAGAAACTATTTAGTAGCAAATACGCAGTCATACGTCGTGATGACCTGTCAGTTATAGTCGAAATGGATTACTTCCCTGAAATCCCAAAATCAATGATGTATCGTAATGGTCGAAAGGCAATTTTTTTACCGATGAGGGTAAGTGACATTATGGGAAATGATAAACTGCTGGATGAATTGCGAGTCAGAGCATCCTGTTAGTATTGGCATTAATTCTGGTATACTACATAACGGGCTGAACACCCATTCTACTGCGCCAGCGGAGAACTACGATGGCGCATATACAACTGGTCAAACAAACCTCTTCCGGATTACTTCTCCCGGCGACGCCGGAGAGTTGCGATTTTTTGCATCAAATCAAAATAGGTGAGTGGATACACGCAGACTTTAAGCGTGTGCGTAACTACGCATTCCACAAGCGTTTTTTCAAACTCCTGCAACTGGGATTCGATTACTGGACTCCGGTCGGTGGGGCGATCACGCCTCGCGAACGAAAACTGGTATCGGGCTTCGTTGATTACCTGTGCGAATCAGTAGGTCGGGAACACACTCCAGCCCTGAGTGATGCCGCAGAGCAATACCTTAATACCGTTGCGACATGCAGAACCCGGGATACGGCATTGCTAAAGTCGTTTGACGCTTTCCGCGAGTGGGTAACCATTCAGGCCGGATTTTACACCGAGCATATTTATCCTGATGGTAGTCGTGGGCGCAGGGCAAAATCTATCGCATTTGCGAACATGGACGAAACCGTGTTTCAGCAGGTTTATAAATCTGTACTGAATGTGTTGTGGAACTGGATCCTGTTCCGTAAATTTTCCTCTCCGGAGGAAGTCGAAAATGTGGCCGCGCAGTTACTGGAGTTTGCGTAATGGTGGATTTACGTAAAGCGGCGCGGGGGCAGATGTGCACCGTCAGAATTCCTGGCTACTGCAATCACAATCCCGAAACTTCTGTGCTGGCGCATTACAGGCTGGCGGGGACGTGCGGAACAGCGACAAAACCACACGATATGCAGGCAGCGATTGCCTGTAGCTCATGCCACGATTTAATCGACGGGCGGGTAAAAACCAGCGATTACACCAAAGAAGAATTACGCCTGATGCATGCAGAAGGTGTTTTTCGCACACAAGAAATCTGGAGAAAGGAAGGTTATTTATGATTTACCCAACAAATACAGGCAAAAGCGGGGAACACCTTCGTCTCACCACGCTGGAAAGTGTCTGGATTCAGGGAAAACTGCGCATGTGGGGGCGCTGGTCGTATATTGGCGGCGGTAAGACGGGAAATATGTTCAACCAGTTGCTGACCTCTAAAAAGCTGACAAAAACGGCAATTAACGAGGCGCTCCGGAGGATGAAAAAAGCAGGTCTGGACAAACCTGAACTTGAGGCTTTTTTGCGGGATATGATCAACGGCAAGCAAAAAAGCTGGCTGGTGCATTGTACTGATGCAGAGGCGTTATGTATTGATCGGGTGATTAGTGAAGTGCTGGCAGAACACCCAGGATTGATTTGTATCCTCCGGCAACGATATGAAGGGCGGGGGATGACTAAGCGAAAAATGGCTGAATTGCTGAATGATTCACACCCTGAGTGGTGTTACGCCACGTGCCGTAATCGCATAGATGCGTGGTTGAAAATGGCAGAGTTTATGCTCTATCTGCCGATGCGTGATGCATTCTCTTCCGGGGATCTAAAAACCGTCTGTTGACTCAATCTGTTATCCGGGGCTATATTCCTCACGCGCCAGCAAAATCTGGCGTCGGGATTGGCGTCCTGGATAGAGACCGCGACAGATACACGCCGCGAGCGTGTTTTTTATTGTCGTATGCACGCGCACATCTGAATTATGGTGGGCTGTGTGGGGGCGGAGAGATCCGCGCCGGTCGGTTTCCCGGTTACGCCAACCCTGCACAGTTCACCACCAGACGATTGGCGTCGTCGGTGGTGAGTTATTAAGAAACCACCAGAGGGCGTCATTATGACAACTCAAATTTCTGTTGAAACTCTCTCCCCGATCACCCATAACCAGATTCCTGTTATTACCACCGAACTTTTGGCGCAGCTTTACGGCACTGAGCCGGTGCGTATTCGCCAGAATCATCATGAGAACAAAGTACGCTTCGTTGAAGGGAAACACTTTTTCAAAGTTGTTGGTAATGACCTTAAAGAATTGCGGGTAGCTTTAAACTACTCACAAAATTTGCGGGTTACTTTAAGTAACTCACAAAATTTGCAACCATCTTTAAGAGGGTTACAAATTTCCCCGAAAGCCCGCTCCCTCATACTCTGGACAGAACGCGGAGCAGGCCGTCATGCCAAAATGCTCGAAACCGATCAGGCGTGGGATGTGTTCGAAAGACTGGAAGACTGCTATTTCAGACAAAAGGATCCGTCAGCGCCAGTTTCATGCCAGAAAAGTTACGACACGCGAGTTCTCTGTTATCAGCGAGGCGGTGTCACTGTTTCCACAATTCAGTTGCGGGATGATGATATTGTTATTTCCCTTGAGTCATGGCTGGAACTGGCGAGAGCCAATGGTTGGTTTGTTGTTCGCAGAGATAAACTGGTGGAAAGGCTGATGCAGCTTTAAAAAAGTTCTTGCAATTTTAGCCATAAACTGCTTCAATCCCGGTACGCTTCGCAAAGCTGTATCGCGAGGCGAACCAAGCGCATGAACTTTACCAGAACCCGCCATTGAGCGGGTTTTGTTGTTTCTGGTACTGGCGAACCTGATGTTTCATTTCTGGAGCGCGATTCCTGGCGGAATACCTGGAATCGAGACATTCTGGTAAAATTGTGTTCAGTACAGGATGTGGAGGTGAGATGAGAGAACTACCTAAAGTTTATTTTTTAGGAGTAGATGATGAGCTCGTCGATTATCTTGAAAAACAAGGGGAAGAGACGATACGAGAGATTCATCTTTCTAACAAAACCAATGTTGAGAATGGATACAAACTTCTGAACATTCAGATTGTTGGAATTGGCTCATCTTTTTTATTGCTGACACAGAAAACTAATTTCGATTTTCTCACCGCCGGAATTACCACATTTACATTACTATGGACATGGTGCGCCATTTACTTGGTATGTACTGGTTTATCTGTGAAGGTTAGGGGCCTGATCAATGCCCCTCCTGATCATCTATATCATGAAAAATATAAGGATATGGAGCCCTCGAGCTTTAAAATATTCGCTGATGCAGGATATTTAGGACCTGATAAGTTATTGCCGCTTATACGAAGGTATCGCCTTGTTGACTTGAGTGATACAGCAAGAGAGTTACTGTTGGAAAATGAGAAAATCCGCACGAGTCTCGATAAAGCAAGGATGTATACTATCCTTGCTCCGGTAGCGGCGATGTTTATCTCGGCTGTTTTTTTATATGTTCAATGACTGAGTCGGCAGAATCTCCAACAAAAACACGACGTGTAGCAAAGTCTGCAGTACTTTGTGTTGGAGTTGGTTTTGGTGCCACGGGTTGCTGAGGTTTATTTTCACCTTGTGGCTTGTTTTTTTCAGACATAAAAATCCTCTTTGTTTGAATTGTTACTTTTGGCGATTTAACGATATCAAACACGAGTATATACCGCCAAAAGCTTAATCTGGCACTCCATCTGGCCCCGGCATGTCCCGGGGCTTTTTCGTTGTTAGGCTCCGGAAACATCCTCGACTTCTTGTTAGCAAGCCTGAGAGCCTGAATCTTACACTTAGCACCATCCGAACTCTCGGAGGTGAGGCTTATGAAAATGCACAATGCCCCTCATTCCTGGCCTGACTTACTGGAACTCTTACAAAGTTGGTGGCGTGGAGATACGCCGCTGGGTGCAGTGGTTATGTCAATTATTATGGCTGGTTTGCGCATTGCCTATTTTGGCGGTGGCGGCGGCTGGAAACGAAAAACGCTTGAGATTCTGCTTTGTGGTGCTCTGACGCTGACCTTTGCATCCGCGCTTGAGTATGTCGGATGGCCTAAATCACTTTCTGTTGCCATTGGTGGTGGGGTGGGGCTGATTGGTGTTGATGCTATTCGTGGTGCGGCAATGAGGGTCATCGGTAACAAGTTCGGTGCCCATAAGGAGTAATTAATGCAGACACTTAATTCCCAGCGTAAAGCTTTCCTTGATATGGTGGCATGGTCAGAAGGAACGGATAACGGGCGACAACCGACACGTAACCACGGTTATGATGTTATTGTTGGTGGCGAACTGTTCACTGATTACTCCGATCACCCTCGCAAACTTGTCACGCTAAATCCGAAACTCAAATCAACAGCCGCCGGACGTTACCAGCTTCTTTCACGCTGGTGGGATGCCTACCGCAAGCAACTTGGTCTGAAAGATTTTTCTCCAGAAAGCCAGGATGCTGTAGCGCTGCAGCAGATTAAAGAGCGTGGCGCTTTACCGATGATTGACCGCGGCGATATTCGTCAGGCAATCGACCGTTGCAGCAATATCTGGGCGTCGTTACCTGGTGCAGGTTACGGTCAGTATGAACATAGAATCGGTGACCTGATTTCCCGATTTAAAGAAGCTGGTGGGGTGGTAAATGAAGCTGAGATATAAGCTGGTTATTGTTGCCTTCTTTGTTACCGTCATCGGTTCTTTTATCTGGTCTGCCGGGCATTACTACAGCAAATATCAACACGAAAAGGAGCGTGCTGATGAGGCTGTACGAAATGCTGAATCTGCAACAGCCATTACCAGTAACGTCCTGCAATCACTGCAAATCATCAATACAGTTATAGAGGCTAACCAGCATGCAAAACAGCAGATCGCACTGGAGTCACAGAGAACCCAGGAAGATATCAAAGTGGCTGTTGCGGATGATGATTGTGCTGTTCGTATCGTTCCTTCTGGCGCAGTTAAGCGGTTGCACGAATACGCGAACGGTATACGTGTCGGTGCCGGTCGTTCCGTTACCAGCCAGTCTGACGGATGAAACACCCCAGCCAGATTTACCCGACCCGTTTACGTGGGGAGCCAGCCTTAACCTGAATGTTGCGTTGTTGTCAGCGTTAGCACAGTGCAACAGGGATAAGGCCGATATCAGGACTTTTGAGAAAAACAGGGCAGCACAAACCAATGGCACGATTAAACGTTGAAGTTATCCCACCAGACAGCGAAACGATGAACGGGATTTTTGCAGAGATTGAACGTAAATATGCGCATCAGCCGATGACGCAAAAAGTTATCGATGAAATGCAACGCGAAGCGGCGCGCCTTGTAAGGCGAGCGACAAACACGAAGGTTACGTTTGTTCGGGACTGACATTACAGAAGCTCCTTTGATAAGGGGCTTCTGTAATGTCACTAAGAGGAAAAATTCATGGCAAAACCGGACTGGGAGGCCATCGAATCGGCATACCGGGCCGGAGTCCTTAGCCTCCGTGATATAGGCGAGAAATACGGCGTTACAGAAGGGGCTATCAGGAAGAGGGCCAAAAAGCTTGGTTGGGTACGCAGTGGCGGTACGCAGGTTTGCAAAAATGGTACGCAAAAAAGAAAAGTGCGTACCAGCAGAAAGCCTGCCATTACTGGCCTTACACAAAAAGGTACGCAACTAAAAACAGAACCTACACTGGATACGAAACCGATACGCGGAATGCGTACCGATCCCCCGACTAACCCATTCCAACCCGGTAACCAACAGGCATTAAAACACGGTGGTTATGCCCGTCGCCTTCTGCTCAAAGATGAGGTGATAGAGGACGCTAAAGCGTTGACGCTCGAGGACGAATTATTTCGCCTTCGTGCTAACAACCTTGTCGCTGCAGAGAATATCGGTCGGTGGCTGGTGTCGCTGGAAGATGCTAATGGGGACCAGGAAAGGAAGATGCTGATGGAAAATATCAGCGCCGCCGAGAAAGCAATGATGCGCAATACAGTTCGTATTGAGTCCATCGTTGGCACGCTTGCGACGGTAGGAAAAATATTTGCTGATACAGCCTACCGCAAGGCCGCCACTGATAAGGTGTCTCTGGAGGCTGATCGTCTTCGCCGTGATGCAGGTATTGATGATGGCAATGGAGAGCGTGACCTCAATGACTTCTATTCTGACATCCAAACCGACGCTTAATCCGGCTTTACGTAGTTTCTGGACTACGCGGGCACGTAACAAAGTGCTTTATGGTGGCCGGTCATCGTCAAAATCATGGGATGCCGCTGGCATTGCCATATTTCTGTCGAATAAATACACCCTGCGTTTTTGTTGTGCCCGTCAGATCCAGAATAAAATCGAAGAGTCGGTGTATACCCTGCTCAAAATTCAGATAGACAGGTTTGGCCTGCGGCACCGTTTCCGGATTCTGAACAACAAAATCATTAACCGGGTTACTGGCTCGGAATTTGTTTTTTATGGATTATGGCGCAACATCGAAGAAATTAAGTCACTGGAGGGGATCGACGTGTTGTGGCTGGAAGAAGCCCACGCACTGACTGAATACCAGTGGAAAATTCTGGAGCCAACGATCCGTAAAGAGGGTTCGGAATGCTGGTTCATATTCAACCCCGGACTTGTTACTGATTTCGTCTGGCGTAACTTCGTTGTTGATCCGCCTGAAGGCACTCTCATCCGCAAAATTAACTATGACGAAAATCCGTTTCTGTCTGACACCATGCTTAAGGTTATCGACGCGGCGCGACGCCGTGATCCTGATGGTTTTAAACATGTGTATGAGGGCGTTCCGGAGTCTGATGATGATGCGGCAATCATCAAACTGTCCTGGATAGAAGCCGCAGTGGATGCGCACAAAACGTTAAATTTCGAACCCAGTGGAAGAAAGCGTATTGGCTTTGACGTGGCTGACAGTGGTACAGATAAGTGCGCTAACGTTTACCGTCACGGTTCCGTTGTTTTCTGGGCCGACGAATGGAAGGCCAAAGAAGATGAATTACTGAAGAGCTGCCAGCGTACTTATCAGTCGGCGCTGGAGCGTGAAGCAGATATTGTTTACGACTCTATCGGTGTTGGTGCGTCTGCCGGTGCTAAATTCTCTGAAATTAACGCTGACCGGAAGAGCGAGAATGCATACGCGCGACGTGTGAATTACCAGAGGTTTAACGCCGGCGCTGGTGTGCATGAACCAGATGACGAATACAACGGCATCCCCAACAAAGACTTTTTCGCAAATCTTAAGGCTCAGGCATGGTGGCTGGTGGCTGACCGTTTCAGAAATACGTTTAACGCCATTAACAACGGAGAACAGTATCCTGTGGATGAGCTGATCAGCATAGATTCTCGTTGTCCGTTGCTTGAAAAGCTGAAACTGGAACTGACAACACCTCATCGTGATTTCGACCGTAACGGACGTGTGATGGTCGAAAGTAAAAAAGACCTCGCAAAACGCGAGATACCGTCACCAAACGTTGCTGACGCATTCATTATGGCCTTCGCGCCAATTGATACATCGCTGGATATCTGGGAACAGCTGGGGAGACAGGCCTGATGGCACGAAACAAGCAAGCCCTGCGAAGAACTGCGCAAGCCACAGCTGATGGTTATGAGAATTTTATTGCCCGCGTAGGGATGCAGACACCTAACCAGCACTCAGCATCTACCTACCGGGCTAATTTCACCAGTCGTAACCGCATGCTGGTGGAATGGTCCTATCGTTCATCCTGGATCATCGGCGAAGCAGTCGATGCTATCCCGGATGATATGACCCGCAAAGGCATTCGCATCACTTCGGAAATTGATGCAAAAGATCGTGGCATTCTCGAATCACAACTGGATGAGTTGCAAATCTGGGATGCGCTGAATGACGTGCTGAAATGGTCGCGCCTCTACGGCGGCGCGGTGGGTTTCATCATGATTGAGGGGCAGGCACCAATGACCCCGCTGCGACCCGAAACCATCGGTAAGGGCAAGTTTAAGGGGATTCTCCCGCTCGACCGCTGGATGATTGACCCGGTACTGACCCGCCGCATTAAAGATATGGGGCCGGACCTGGGTAAACCTGAGTTTTACGATGTGGTGACCACAGCAACGGGAATTCCTGCCTGGCGCATTCATCACAGTCGACTGATTCGCTTTGATGGCGTCACGCTGCCATTTCAGCAGAAGATGACCGAGAACGAATGGGGAATGTCGGTTGTAGAGCGTATCTGGGATCGTCTTACCGCGTTCGACAGCGCTACTGTCGGCGCGGCGCAGCTGGTCTACAAAGCGCATTTGCGCACCTACAGCGTGGAGAAGCTACGCGAGCTTATCGCACTTGGTGGTCCTGCGTATGAAGCGTTGCTGAAGAATATTGACCTGATTCGACAGTTCCAGAGCAATGAAGGCATGACGCTCATGGACTCGCGGGATAAGTTTGAAACTCATCAGTACAGCTTCAGTGGTCTGGATGACATCCTTTCACAGTTTGCAGAACAGATTAGTGGCGCTGTTGGTATCCCACTGGTGCGGCTGTTTGGACAGTCCCCGAAAGGATTTTCTACCGGTGATGCAGACCTTGCCAACTATTACGACCGCATCAGTTCGTTGCAGGAGAGACGTTTACGTCTTCCGGTGCGGCGGATACTTGACATCATGCATCGTTCGGAACTTGGCAAGCCGCTCCCGGATGATTTCACGTTTGAGTTTAACCCGCTCTGGCAAATGTCTGATGTCGATCGTTCAACGGTGGCGTTAAATACCACCAACGCAATCAGTACAGCGCTGGGTGATGGTCTGATGACACTGAAAGCCGCTATGACTGATTTGCGCGAAAATTCTGACGTAACCGGCATCGGGGCATCCATTACCGACGAGGACATCGAGAATGCCGAAGATGAAGCGCCGCCCGGCATCGGCGAACCTGATGACGAACCGCAGGAACCGTCAGGCGGAAATCCGCTATCGAACCAGCCTACGCAGGATAGCGCGGGCGGTCGGAGACATCGTAAATGGTCGCTACGATGGTTCAAATGACAGTATCACGGAAATTATTGAGGCGCTGGAACGCTACAGTGAAATCATCACCCCCTGGGCGACAAAGGTCGCGGAAAACTTTACTGCGGACCTAACCCGGCAGAACGAGAAAGTTTGGCGGCAACACAGCAAGAACATCAGTCGCGAGCTCCGCAATCTTGTGGAAAGCGCTCCTGTGGGCCAGGTGATGCAATCCATCATCGCCGAACAGGTCAAGTACATCAAATCGCTCCCCCTCGAGGCGGCTGACAGGGTGTACGACATCCAGAATCGGGCGATAGAAGCTGTTGTGACCGGTGGGAGAGCAGAACATTTTGCTAAAGAAATAGCCGCATCGGGTGATATAGCAAAGTCCAGAGCTGACCTGATTGCCCGTACTGAACTTGGACGTGCAACCGGCGCGCTGGATCAGGCGCGTGCGCTGTCAATTGGTTCGAATGGTTATATCTGGCGTACAGCCGAAGATGGTGACGTCAGGCATTCTCATCGGGAAATGGAAGGTAAATTTGTCGAATGGGGCAAACCTCCAACGCTTGACGGCATGACCGGTCACGCTGGCGAGCTCCCGAATTGTCGTTGTTATAAAGAAATCGTTTTTCCCACCTCCCAATCTTATCCCGCCTGAATCGCAGGTAACACATGAAATATTTTTTCAATACCCGGCTGGGGGAAACCCGCTATCAGCTGGCTGACGGCTCGTTGCTGTGCAGAGACGTGCCGATAGGACGAACAGGTAAGCAGCTCTATGGTGCTGATGACCTGCCAAAACTGAAACCCGATAAGTTCGGTGAAATAGTCGTCACGCGTTCTCCTGAGCAGGTATTCCATCCGGCCACGCTTGCCTCATTCGAAGGGATGAGCATCACGATTCTGCATCCTGAAGATGAAAACGGGAATGTGCGGCTGGTAAATCCCGAGAACTGGAAAGAGCTTGCTGTCGGGCACCTCCAGAATGTCCGGCGCGGGACGGGTGAGCAGTCTGATTTGATGCTGGCTGACCTTATCGTCAAAGACGAAAACGCCATTCAGCTTATCGAAGATGGCCTGCGCGAAGTGTCGTGCGGCTATGACGCGGAGTACGAGCAGACCGAGCCAGGTAAAGCTGAGCAGGTCGATATTACCGGAAACCATGTGGCTCTTGTCCCTAAAGGCAGAGCCGGAAATCGTTGTGCAATTGGAGACAGAGACACAATGGCAAATCAAAAGAAAAACTGGTGGAACCGCATGCGTGCGGCCATCAAGACAGGAGATGCCGACACCATGAACGAACTGGTGGAGTCGGCTCCCGCATCGGTTACAGGAGATGAGGGGGATTTGCCGCAGGGCGTTAATCTCAATATCAACCTGTCCCCGCAGCAACCACTACCGGACAAAGCACCAGAGATGGGTGGAGGTCCAACCGGCGACAGTGATGATGACCTCAAAACATTACTGAAAGCCCTGCTGGCTAAGCTGGAAGGAAATGCCACGGGCGATAACGATAATAAGCCTGACGATAATCCGACCGGTGACGGCGAGGACGATGAAGAGGAAACCACGATTACTGGTGACTCAGCCTGGCGTGCTGAAGTTATCGTTCCGGGTATCGATCTGAGCCGTAAGATGAAACCGACCGCGTTCAAACGCGAGGTTCTGGCTTCTGCTGACAAAACGCTGGTTCGCCAGATAGTCGGTGATGCGGATATCCGCAAATTGCCGAAACAATCGGTCGACATGGCGTTTAATGCCGTGTCTGAGATTGCCAAAGGGCGAAACACCCGCGCCACCACCGGCGATGCACAGCGCCCAAACATGGGCATGACCAGTATCGCTTCCCTGAACAAACAAAACGCTGAATTCTGGGCAAACCGTAAAGGGTAAAAAATGAATAATGTATTTCTGTACCGGATGCCTGTTGGCATTGCCGGGGCCGTCTCTCGCCCGCAGGACTTAACCGTCGAACCGGTGGTCCTTAAATCCGATAACGCCTTTGCTGCTTATGGGCTGGCTGGTAAATACGATGATGACGGTTTTTTCGTGCCGCTGGCAGATGGTGATACCGCAGACAAGGTGAAGGGGATCTACGTGCGCCCTTATCCGACCACTTCGCAGCCGGACATGGTTCGCCAGGTGGGGAGTGGCAAGAACTTCCCGGGCGATGCCATGAAGCGTGGCTACGTGACCGTTAATCTCGGTTCTGATTTTGATGCCAGCACCATCAAAAAAGGCGACCCGGTATACGTTGTCGTCTCCACTGATGAATCCATCAAAGTGCCGCTGGGTGGATTCATGTCCACGTCAGTCAGTGGCAAAAACGTGGTGCTGACCAACGCTGAATTCACAGGTGCCGGTGATGCTGACGGCAATGCAGAAATTTCCTGGAAGATTTAAGGAACAGACGAATGATTACTTTTGATCAGGCAACCGTTGACAGCTCTGGTGCCTTTCTCATCGGGGAGCTGGAGCGACTCGACCAGACGCTGAACCTGCCACTGGTGGGGTACACCTGGACCCGCGATATTCAGTTGCGTGAAGACGTCTCCATCGCAGATGACATTTCCAGCTGGACGAATACCAGCTTCGCCGCTGCGGGTACTGGTGCAAATCCGAATGGCAAAAACTGGGTAGGCAAAGACTCAACCGCTATTGCTGGCGTGAACGTGGATATCGGCAAATCCGGTAACCCGCTGAACCTGTGGGGGATGGAACTTGGCTGGACGGTCATAGAATTGCAGGCTGCTCAGCAGGTCGGCCGCCCGATTGATACGCAGAAGTATGACGGTATGCAACTGAAATGGCAGATGGATAACGATGAACAGGTATATGTTGGCGATTCCGCATTAAACCTGAAAGGCCTTGTTACCCTGGACGGCGTGCCTGTCAACAACGCTGCCAAAACGTGGGCAACCTCAACACCGGACGAAATCCGCGCAAGCATTAACCAGGTGCTGTCTGATGCGTGGGCCGCTTCCGGTTACTCTGTGGTTCCGCGTGATTTGCTGATCCCGCCTGAGCAGTTTGCTCTGTTGTCCAGCATCATCGTTTCATCTGCGGGTAACCAGTCCCTGTTGACGTATCTTCAGACCAACACCATCAGCTATCACCAGAACGGTGTTCCGCTGAATATCCGCGCGGTTAAATGGCTGAAAGGCCGTGGTGTGGGGAAAAAGGATCGCATGGTTGCGTACACCAACGATAAAAAATACGTCCGCTACCCGCTGGTTCCGCTTCAGAGCGTGCCGGTGCAGTATCGCGGTCTGTATCAGATCGTCACTTACTACGGCAAGCTGGGTGCGGTTGAGCCAGTGTATAAAGAAACTCTGTCCTATGTGGACGGTATCTGATAACCAGAATGGCCCCGAAAGGGGCCTGAAGGAAACTGAAATGGCGAAAGAAAAGCTGGTTACCATCCATGTTCACACCCCGTTTACGCTGACGCTCGGCGATCAGTCAAAACAGGAGTTTGGCCGGGGACGACATAACGTACCGGAAGAAGTCGCGTCGCACTGGTTCACCCAGGCGCACTCTGAGCTTTCCGAAAGCGTGATTAGCGACACCGATGATCTGCAACCCATTATCGACGGCCTGCAAGCGCAGATTGCCGACAAAGATAAGCTGATTGCCGATCTGAAAGATGCATTGCTCAAACTGCAGGAGCAGAACGACAGCCTGCAGGCGCAAATTACTGCCGCCCGGGCTGGCGGTAATGGGGCTAAAGATGTCAAAGAATCAAAGTCTGCCAGCGGTAAGTGATTTTCGACGCGACTTCCCGCAGTTTGCTGACCCGGCAAAATATCCCGACGCCCAAATCGGGTTCCGTCTGAATCTGGCCGATGAACTGCTGACCGAAAACGTCACCGGCAAAAAGTTGTTTCCGTACTTTGCCGGGTTGTTCGTTGCGCACTACATGACGCTCTGGGCGGCAGACAGCAGAGCGATGCTGGCTGGTGGTCCGGGCGGTTCAACCAATGGTGTTCAGTCCTCAAAGTCCGTTGACAAGGTAAGCGTCAGCTATGACACCAGCGCGACGCTGAATCCTGATGCAGGTTTCTGGAATAACACCCGATATGGCGCTGAATTTTATCAGTTGATCACGATGTTCGGTGCAGGCGGTCGCCAGCTATGAGTTTCAAAAGCGGTGTAACAACGAGGGTGGATAACGCTAAGGCCATTCTGGATGCGCTCAGGTCGTTAACCAAAAAAGATGTGCTGGTCGGCATCCCTTCGGAAGACAGCGGGCGGGATGATGTTCCGTTTGGTAATGCGGGCATCGGTTACCTCAACGAATACGGCTCACCAGAGCAGAACATCCCGCCACGACCTCACCTGGTCCCCGGCGTTAAATCGGCAGAAGAGCAGACGGTGCCGCAGCTCAAAGCCGCGGCGCAGGCTGCTCTTGATGGTAATGCTGCGGGAGCAGAAAGCGCACTCAACCGTGCCGGAACGCTGGCCGCTAATGGCGTCAGGCGTTACATGACCATTACCGGCTTTACGCCGCTTGCTGACAGTACTGTTGAAGCCCGGGCTCGTCGGGGGCGCAAGGGGGCAACACTGGAACTTGCCCGGCGTGCTGCTGGCGAATCTCCGGGAACCGATCTGGCGAAACCATTAATTGACACCGGGCAATATCGCAGAGCCATTACCCATGTTGTGAGGGATAAAGATGCCGACTCTTGATGTAACAGATGTGCTTTTTGACCCCGATTTTTGCGACTTCAATTTGTGGGTAACACGCCGAGTGCAAACGGTGGATGAGGACGGGATCGGCAGCGACAGTGAAGTTAAAAAGCAGTTTGCCGGAGTCGTAACTGTTGATCGCTCTCTGGAAAACCGCCGTATGCAGGCAGGGCAGGTAATCAGTGGTGCAATTCTGATTGTGACGACTGAGCGACTGACGCAGGGACAGACTGGCCGTGATGCCGATATCGTGACGTATCAGGGCCGTGATTATCGTGTGACCTTCGTCGACCCGTATACAGCTTATGGGGCCGGATTCGTTCAGGCGCATTGTGAGTTGCTGCCGTTTGATGGGGGAATTCCGGTTGAGCAATAACACCAGCACAGAGCGCGGATGGCTGATACCAACCAGTGGCGATCCGGATTATGACGAAGCGCTCGACAGGCTGTTAAGCCAGTGGATGCGTAACGTTTCCGGTCTGTCTGCCGGGATGGTTCGTCCGCGCTGGCAGAAAGAGCAGCCGCCACTGCTACCGGCTGAAACGAACTGGTGTGCGTTTGGGGTTATCGGATGGTCAGGTGATGACAGTCCGGCATTCACCAGACAGACCGATGATGGCTCTCAGCTCTGGCGGCATGAAACGATTGAGTGTATGGCTTCGTTTTATGGACCGGCGGGGATGGTGTATGCGTCCCGGTTTCGTGACGGTATATCTGTACCGCAGAACAATGCAGCACTGAATGCGCTGGGGCTGTCTCTTGGCGATTACACAGGTCTGACTCCCTTCCCTGAACTTATTAATCAGCAATGGGTCCGCCGCTACGATATGACGGTGCGTCTGCGCCGGAAGGTTGTGCGCGAGTACGGTATTAAATCGCTGGTGGAAGCACCAGTCATCTTTTTCGGAGATTAAGCTATGGCACAGGGCTTGCCTGTATCAAACGTTGTTAATGTTGATGTGATCATGTCGCCGCGTGCAGCATCAGGGCGAAATTTTGGTGCATTACTCATTCTCGGCCCGTCCACAATCATTCCGGTAAGTGAGCGCATTCGTCGTTATTCTGCCGCGGAAGATATTGGAAAAGATTTTGGCGTGGAATCACCAGAATATAAAGCTGCGCAGGTGTTTTTCTCACAATCACCGAAACCTCAGGAGGTTTTTGTTGGTCGTTGGGTGAAAACGAAAGGAGACAGCGAACAGGCCACGCCTGAGACGCTGGAGCAGGCTGTGAATGCCATGCTTGATTATACTTCATGGTATGGGCTGGGGATTGCAGACGATGCAGATATTCCGGATGCAGACTGGCTGAAAGTGGCTGCGGCGATCGAATCCTCTTCTGTAAGCCGTATTCTGGCGATTACGACAAGCGATGAGAAATGCCTGCAGACTGCATCCAGAGATGATTTGGCATCAAAACTGAAAAACGCCGGATATTCACGCAGTTTTATTCAGTATTCATCGGGTAATAAATACGCTGCGTTATCTGCATTTGGCCGGGCATTCACGGTTAATTTCAATGGCAGTAATACCGCGATTACGCTCAAGTTTAAGCAGGAGCCGGGTGTCGGGTATGAAACACTGACAGTCAGCCAGGCATCGGCACTTGATGCAAAAAACTGCAATGTGTTCGTGTACTACCAGAATGATACGGCTATCCTCCAGCAGGGAGTGATGGCTAACGGCGATTTCTTTGATGAACGCCACGGCCTGGACTGGTTACAGAATTATGTGCAGACCAACCTCTATAACTTGCTTTATACCAGCACCACGAAAGTACCCCAGACTGAAGCCGGTATTACCCGACTGTTATCAAGTGTTGAAAAATCACTGGATCAGGCCGTTCAGAATGGACTGATTGCTCCGGGCGTATGGAACGGTGGCGACCTTGGTCAGTTGTCATCAGGTGACACGCTGCCCAAAGGTTATTACGTATACGCCCAGCCGCTGGATGAACAGGCACAATCAGAACGTGAAGCCCGTAAGGCTCCGGTGATTCAGGCTGCAATAAAACTTGCAGGCGCGGTTCATTACGCTGACGTACAGATTAACGTTGTTCGCTAAGGGGAAGTGAATGTCTACCTATTCTTTTATGGATGTCACTGCGACGCTGACCGGGCCGACCGGTTCGATTGACCTCGGGTACGGTTCGGCAAGTTCTGAAGAGGGGATTGTGGTTGCGATGGGCGGTCCTAAAAACACCATGACCATCGGTGCTGATGGCGAAGTGATGCACAGTCTCCATGCAGATAAAAGCGGGACGATTACCGTTAACCTTCTGAAGACATCACCGACAAATAAAAAATTGTCGCTGGCGTATAACGCCCAGAGCCAGTCTTCTGCCACATGGGGGAATAACGTTATCGTGATCCGCAACAAGGTCAGCGGCGACATCATCACGGCACGCAGTGTTGCGTTCCAGAAACAACCGGATAACGCCAACGCTAAAACCGGTAATACGATGCCGTGGGTGTTTGACTGCGGCAAGATTGACCAGGTTCTCGGGGAGTTTTAATACATGGAATTCGAAATCAAAGGCGTGAAATATCGCGTGGCAAAACTCAGCGTTTTTGACCAGCTGAAAGTGACCCGCAAACTTCTGCCGGTGCTGGCAGGAATGATGTCAGATTTCGGGAGCATTCGCTCCCGTTTGCCTGCTGATGGCAAAATCGACACCGTGAAATTCGAGCAGTTAAAACCGGTGTTTGAAACCATGCTCCCGCGTATCGCTGAGGAACTGTCTTCCCTGACTGAAGAAGATACCAACGCGATTATTCATCCTTGCCTGGCCGTAGTATCACGTAAGCACATGGACGGATGGACGCCGGTATTCAACAGCGGTCAACTGATGTTCGATGATATCGACCTGCTAACCATGCTGCAGCTGGTGGCGCGGGTGGTCGCCGATTCACTGGGAAATTTTTTGCCTACACCCCTTACCAGCACGACACAGAGCCTGCAACAGGGCTGACGTTTAACAGCCTGCCGGACGGGCTGTCCTACCTTCTCAATCCGGTTGACGCCGGGTTAATTCCTTATACAGCACTGAAAGATGGCTCTGTCGATTTGTACGACATTGCTCTCTTGAATGACCATCTGGCGGTAAAAGCGGATAACCAGCGGCGCATTGAGAAATGGAGAGAGGATAATGAACGCTGAAACTATTAAAGATTTCCTCGTCTCGCTTGGCTTCAGTGTGGATGATGCAGGAGCGAAAAAGTTCGGTTCTGTCCTCGCCGGTACAACTGCAAATGTCATCAAAATGGGGCTGGCCGTTGAAGGAGCCGCGCTGTCCGTGGTGGCCTTCACGGCTAAGATCGCCTCCGGCCTGGATAATCTTTACTGGGCGTCACAGCGCACCGGCGCGACAGTCCAGGGAATTCAGTCTATTGGCTATGCGGTTTCGCAGGTTGGCGGCAGCGTGGACGCTGCGCGATCTTCTCTGGAAAGCCTCTCCCGGTTTATTCGTAACAATCCCGGTGCAGAAGGCTTTCTGAATCGCCTGGGCGTACAGACCCGTGATGCCAGCGGTAACATGCGTGACATGGCCGCTATTTTTACGGGCGTTGGACAGAAACTCAGCAGCATGCCGTATTACCGGGCTAACCAGTATGCGCAGATGCTGGGCATTGACGAAAATACCCTGATGGCTATGCGTCGCGGAGTGGGGCAGTTCAGCGCTCAGTATTCAGAAATGGTGAAAGCGATCGGATTTAATGCCGATCAGGCTGCCTTATCGTCAAACCGGTTTATGACCTCGCTGAAATCGCTCGGTGAAATGGCCGGGATGGCGCGGGACAAAATCGGATCGAATCTTGCGGACGGACTGGCGGGGCAGATTGATAACCTGCGCAAAAAGATAATTGAAAATTTTCCCAAAATTGAAGTCACCATCACAAAGGTCATAAAGGGGATCCTCTGGCTGGGTGAGATAGTCGGGCGGGTAGCATTTCGGATAGTCGATGGTGTCGGAGATATCATCGAGTGGTGGGGGAAACTGGATGCCGAAACGAAAACCCTGATAGAGGTTATCGGCGGTCTGGTTGTCGCCATGCGGATACTTAACTCTACTTTCTGGATGTCACCTATAGGGCTGATTACCGGTCTGATCGTGGCTCTCGGTCTCTTGTGGGAAGACTACAAAACATGGAAAGAAGGCGGTAACAGCCTTATCGACTGGGAAAAATGGCAACCGGCAATAGATAAAGCGAAGGATGCGATCACCTGGTTCCGCGACAAATTACTCGAGCTGAAAGACAGCGTGGGGGGATGGCAAAAATCATTGGAAATCCTCGGTACATTCATCGCGGGTGTCTGGATATCCAAGGTTCTGGGGGCTTTCGGAAAAATATCAGGTTTGCCGATCCCACCCTGGCTTAAATTGTGGGCGCTTTACGCGGGTTATATTGTTAGTGACAGAGAAAATATTGCCGATAGCGCAAAATCTTCACTGAGGTATACGAAGCGAATTATCGGCGACACGCTGGCTGCTATTGGTATAAAAACAGATATCGGACGCAGGGATGTCAGTGAGGTCCGTGAATGGCCTGCGTGGATGGACTGGTTGCACGGGGGACCCGGTAAAGTTATCCGGCAGGGACAGAGTAACGGTGTAGTGCATGGCTCCAACGTCCAGCCCGACATCCCCGGCGGCGGCACTCTTGCTGATCGTAACAATAACCCCGGGAACATTCGCCCGGTGAGCGGTAAAGGGTTCCGGTTTTTCGAATCAGCGCTTGAGGGCTGGGAGGCGATGAAAAACCAGCTCATGCGTTACTTTACCGGGAAAACAACCGGACGGGCATTACAGACTATTCAGGATATTGTCAGTACCTGGGCCCCGGCAGGTGATAACAACGATCCGAAAAAGTATGCACAGGATGTTGCGAAATGGATGGGAGTATCACCGAATGCAATATTGAATCTTACAGATCCCCAGACTATGGGAGCATTGATGCAGTCGATGGCGCGCAAAGAAGGTTATTCAAACTGGAACAGCCCGCTGGCGTATCAGGCCGCCGCTGGCAGCCTTAACCAGCAGACTGTTATAAATGTTCATGGAGTTAACAACCCTCAGGAGGCGGCTAATCTGATCGCTGACAAGCAGGGGGCTGTAAATGCCAGGGCGGTACAGCAATTGAAAGGACCTGCGTAATGGACTTTTTATCTGTTTTACTGCAGCAGCGAACCCGCTCAATAGGAATCATTATTCCTGATGTGGTTATTACCGAAAAGCACACTGACGCCCTGGAAATTACGGAACATCCGGTTGAACAGCCCACGAATGCTGGTGCCAGTGGTGAGGACGCTGGTTACATATCAGAACACGCATTCAGGCGCCCTTCTGAGGTTGTGATGGAAACCGGTTTTTCCGGAGGCGGATCGCTGCTTGATTTTGCCAGTAACCTGACGGCTACCAGTTTACTGGGGCTGAGCCCGAAAGAACTGTATCAGGAACTGCTTAACCTGCAGCGGAATCGTATTCCTTTCGATGTGACAACCGGCAAGCGTATTTACAACAATATGTTGATAAAAACGCTGGAGGTCACGACCGATAAGAGTAGTGAAAATGTGCTTCTGGCGACACTTACCCTCAGGGAAGTAATTATTACCTCCACGCAGTCAGTCAGGGTAGCCCCGAAAAACAATATGACCGAGGGAGTCGGAACGTCTGCTGTGCAGAATACAGGCACCAAAACAACGGTGCCGCCGAATAATTCCATTCTGAAATCGCTGCCACAGATGGCGCAAGAAGGTATCTCCACTGTTGATGGGTATTTGAGCAATTTATTTCTGGGAAGGTGATTCATGAAAGCCGTAGAAATCCCACTGGTTGCTGACAATCAGACTTTTGCCACCACAATTAACGGTTCGGTTTATCACCTGTCTGTCATCTGGCGAGGCGAGTACTGGGTTCTGGATCTTGCTGACAGCAATGGCTCCGCCATTATATCAGGTATACCGATGATTACGGGGGCTGACCTGCTGGCACAGTATCGATATATGGATCTGGGTTTTTCTCTGGTGGTGCTCTGCGACGTGGCAGGGCAGGAGAATCCGACGCAATTCGATCTTGGAACGCTCTCACACCTCTATGTTTTCACGGAGTAACAATGTCGAAAAACTGGATGCGTCACTTTGAATTATTGCTTGTTGATGATAAGGGCGACGGGATAAAAATTTCTGAGCTTAAAGTCACTTTCAATATTCAGAAAATGCCTGCGACCATATTTAATGGATTCGTTGGAAATTTTAAGGTTTATAACCTGTCTCCTACCACTCAGAACCGGATTATGCAGAAGGAGTTTTCGCGTATACAGGTTATTGCCGGATACAAGGGGCAACCGGATGCAGCAGGTAATTATCCTGATGAAAACGTTGGTATGATATTCAATGGAGATATCCGTTTTACTGTCACTGGTAAAGATAATGCCACAGACAGTTGGATCATGTTGCAGTGTATTGACAGCTGGGAAGGCCACCTGAACGCAAGTGTGAAAACCACAGTGGCAGCTGGCTGGAAGTACAGAGATCTTTTCAGTCTGGGTATGAAATCATTCGAACCATATGGCATCGAATCCGGCGCAGTTTCTGACATGCCTGAAACAGTATTTCCCCGGGGTCGCGTTGTTTATCAAAACACATCAAGGTTGATGAATCATATCGCAGGGCAGTGTAAGGCTAACTGGTGGTATGAAAATAATCTGGTAAATATTGTTCCTGAAGATAAATATATTGGTGTTGCTACGGTGTTGAATGCTAACACCGGGCTTATCGGTATGCCACAGCAGACGATGGGAGCTGGCGTAAATGTCAGATGTCTGATTAATCCAAATATTAAGCTCGGTGGGCTTATTCGTCTGGATCAGGCATCTGTATACCGTGCCTCTTTGAGTAATGACCAGGTAGCGAAATCGCCAGCACGACTGGATGAGTCTGAAAGCGACGGTAATCTCTACGTTAACGGTCTACCAGGCATGTCACAGCCTGCCAGCATTAATACTGACGGTGATTACATTGTGGGCAGCATTGATTATACTGGCGACACCCGAGGGCAGGCGTGGTATATGGACCTGCTTTGCCTGGCTAAAGGTGGCAAAGAACTATTGGCAAAAGGCACTTTGGACAAAGTCGGAGATGTAGAGTGAAAAAAGTATTTTTTTGTTTATTCTTGGCCCTGCCGTTAACAGTTTCGGCGGCAACGCAGTGCGGACCATTCCGCTTTGATGCTGGTAATGATGGCCTCATGCACATCAATGGTCAAAAGCCAGAAACACAAAAAATGACCTTTTTGAAACAAAAAGACGATTTCGATAATGTCATGATGCAATGGATGTTACCTGATCCTAATACTGGACGTTGGTTAGGTATGGACTACATCAAACGAAACAAAAAAGCGATCCTCAACGTTGAAGTTATCCGCAAAAATATGGACGAGCCTCGGGAGTTCTGGACGTATGATTGCCGGAAGGTGAAGTGAATTACATTGGCGTCCAGCTTCTGCAGAACAGCATGGATGCACCGAAAATCATCGGTTCCTTTCCATGCAAAAAGATTGTTGATTAATCACTCGTAATTATAATGTGATACTTCTACTTTCACGATAAGGAATTTGTCACATGTTCGGATTTGATAAATTAATAACTCCAAAAATCATCAACGTTCTGTATGGCATCACAATGTTACTTCTGGTTGTTGCCGCCATTATAACGTTTGTTAATGGGAAGGCTGCTGGCGCTTTAGTGCTTTTGTTATGTGCTGTATTTTGCCGAATATTCTTTGAGTGCATCATGGTTTCATTTAAAAACAATGAGTATCTTCGCCGAATAGCTGAAGCGTTAGAAGCAAACAAGCAGTAATGAAACTTCAATAATGAACCCGCCACCCGGCGGGTTTTTTACTTTCTGGAGACATATGAATGCCCGTTTCTTTAAGCGCTCAACTTGGTAGCAAAGAACAGGCCGATGTAAGACTTGCTGGCTCTGTCATGTCGGCGCTGCGTGTTTCTATGCCCGGCATCGTCCAGTCATTTGATCCGGACACGGTAACAGTGGTTGTTCAACCTGCGATTAAAGGCTATGAGCCGGACTCAAATGGAATCAACCAGTCGACGACATTACCCCTGCTGGTGGATGTACCAGTGGTATTCCCGCGCGGCGGAGGCTGTACGTTGACTTTTCCGGTAAAAGCCGGGGATGAGTGTCTTGTCGTTTTTGCCGATCGTTGTATTGATTTCTGGTGGCAGAGTGGCGGGATACAGGAGCCGGTCGATGACAGAATGCATGATTTATCGGATGCGTTTTGTATTGTCGGTCCCCAGTCGCAGGCGAGGAAGATTAGCGGTATTAATACCAGTGCCACACAGTTGCGTAGTGACGACGGCAGCACCTATTTTGAGCTTAATCCTGACACCAGGAAAATTAAAATTGTCGCTCCGGGTGGTCTTGATGTGGTTGCCCCTCTGGCTGATTTTTCTGAGAAAGTAACCATTCATGGCCTGTTAACCTGGATGGGGGGCATGGTGGGGTCTGTTGTTTCTGGTGTGGCTTCAAAAATCACTGGTGCTGTTGAGTTCTTGGGGAGCGTTAAGGCTAACGGCAAGCCAATCGATGATACGCACACTCATGGCGGTGTTCAGCGCGGTGGAAGCAATACCGATGGGGTAAACTGATGCGATACAGACGTGAAGACGCCGATGGCGATTACACCTTTGGCAGCGGTGATGACACCTGGCTGATTAACTCACCGGAGGCCGTGGCGCAGGCGGTAAAAACGCGATTCGAATTGTGGTATGGGCAATGGTTTCTCGACACCACCGAGGGGACTCCGTGGATCCAGTCTGTACTCGGTAAGCAGAAGCCGGAAACCTACAACCTGGCGATCCGTAAGCGCATCCTCGAAACGCGGGGCGTTAAATCAATCCTCTCTTTCAATACGACGGTGGATACCACGACCCGACGTGTCATGTTTTCCGCTGAAATCGACACTCTTTATGGAATAACGACTGTTACATCGGAGGCGTAATGGCTCTGAACCTTGATTCTCTCGGTTTATCTGCAAAGGTAACCGCGGAGGGGATCAGTGCGCCTGATTATCAGACGATACTCAGCACCCTGATTAGCTATTTTCAGCAGATTTATGGCAGTGATGCCTACCTCGAACCGGACAGCAAAGACGGCCAGATGGTGGCTCTGATGGCGCTGGCGATTCATGATGCCAATAATATGGCGATAACTGTCTACAACTGTTTTTCACCAGCAACCGGCTATGGAGCCGCACTGACCAGTAACGTGAAAATAAATGGTATTTCACGTAAAGGCGCGACGAATTCTACGGTTGATTTGCTTCTTACAGGAACTGCCGGAACAACCATCATTAATGGCAGCGTGAAAGACAGTAATAATGTGATATGGCGTTTGCCTGCTTCAGTGGTGGTCGGCGTGGATGGTACAGTGATGGTGACCGCAACATGTTCCGTCAGTGGTGCAGTGGCGGCGCTGGCTGGAACTATCACTGAAATTAATACGCCAACCCGTGGCTGGGTTTCGGTAACTAATCCTGCTGCGGCTACTGTGGGCACTCCGGCAGAAACTGACGCTGAGTTACGTATCCGCCAGTCGCAAAGTGTTGCGTTGCCATCATTAACCCCATTTGAAGCACTGGATGGTGCTGTTTCTAATGTTATCGGTGTAACCCGCCACAAACTCTATGAAAACGATACTGGTTCGGAGGACGGTAACGGATTACCGCCACACTCTGTTGCTGTAATTGTGGATGGCGGTGATGTGACGGATATTGCTCAGGCTATCAGAGGGAATAAAGGCCAGGGGACATCCACTCACGGTACAACATCCGTTACGGTTCCGGATAAATACGGCAATCCCCATGTAATCAAATTCTCGCGTTCCAGTGATGTGCCTGTTTACGCCCGGATTAAATTAAAAGTTTTTACGGGTTATACCTCACAGATAGGGCAGCAGATCCAGCAGGCTATTTCCGACTATATCAATAGTCTGATGATTGGTGATTCGGTCCTTTTAAGTCGCATTTACTCACCGGCGAATCTTGGCGTGGTGAGTAGCGGGAATGCACGCTATTACGATATTCAGGAACTGACGATTGGGAAATCCCCGGGGGCTTTGTCGTCATCAAACATTGATATCAGATACAACGAATCTGCGTCCTGTACCCCGGGAAATATCGTTATAACGGTGGAGTCATGAGCAAATACACCGAACTAATCACGAACTACCACGCCACCAAACCTAAATTTCTTGCGCATGTTGATCTGATGACCCGGCCACTTATTGATGTTGCGGCTGCCACCAGAGGGCTGATTACTGCATTTGATATTGACTCTGCGGTTGGTGTGCAACTTGACATTCTTGGATTGTGGATCGGACGTAGCCGTGTTGTCAGCCAGCCTATCTCAGGTGTCTATTTCAGCTGGGATACCGACGGGCTTGGATATGATCAGGGGGTATGGCAGGGACCATACGATCCTCATTCAGGATACATGTATCTCAGCGATGAAACTTATCGTGTCATTCTTAAAGCGAAGATTGCGATTAATAACTGGGATGGACGGAATGATTCGCTTCCGGCAATTCTTGACGCTGCAACAGCAGGATCCGGGCTGCGAATGCAGATAGTCGATAACCAGGACATGACGATATCGGTCTGGGTCTTTCCTGATACTGATATTTCAGATGTATCGCGTGAGTTAATTGCGGCAATTAAACAGGGGTATCTCACAGTAAAAGCCGCCGGGGTATGGGCGGGTGGCATTGAAACACCTTCGGTGGAAACCCCATCGGAAGGCTCAAAATTTTTTGGTTTTGATATGGATAACGAATTCATCAGTGGTTTTGATGTAGGAGCATGGGGAGTATTACTCTGATGGCGAAAAATGACTTTAAAGCGTTTGCAACGGATCGAAATGCCAATGTTATATCGCAGGAGGAATGGGAAGCGTTGCCCGCGCTTTTATCCGGATTTACAGCAGGGAAAGCCTCCAGTGCGCAAGTCAATAAGGTTATTCGGCAGGCCAGCTTTATTGCTGCAGCTCTGGCCCAGTTTGTAAGTGATAAAACGCAACGGGATGTGCTTGATAATGGTGATCTGCCCGGTTTTGTTGAATTGCTGGGATCGGGGTTTGCTGTTGAATACCTGAGCCGCAAGAATCCGTTTGGTGATATCAAATCGGATGGCACGGTGAAAACGGCTCTCGAAAACCTTGATTTAACGGACCTGGGTATCGGTAAAAATATCTCTGGTTCTAACATTAACTTGCTTTCGAG